GCTGCAAAATCTAAATACAGACAATTCAATGACTGAAAATCTTCTTCTGCATAATATGTGGAAAGATTCTTTTGATAGTGATTTCAATATTCTGTATCTACATACAAAAGGCGTGACAGCACAAAAGAAGCATCTAGAAGTCGGCGATGTTGATACTTATATAAAATATTATTATTGGCGAAACTACATGCAATGGGGCACTGTTGAAAAGTGGCGTGAATGCGTTGAAGCATTGAAGAAATATGATACTGCGGGGGCATCATACAAGATTGAACCGAGCCCACATTATATGGGTAATTTTTGGTGGTCAAAGTCTCAGCATATTAGAACTTTGCCAAATCCATCAAACAAAGAATGGTTTGATGATATTAAGCGCAACTCAAAAAACGAATGGATGAAAACTGCGCCAAATCGTTTTCGTGATGAGATGTGGATATGCAGTAGTACCAATACCAAATCGTTTAATATATATAGCGAAGCAGTTAGTCCTTTGAGTGAACCAATAAAGAGAGAATCTTATGGAATCAATCTGTAGAAAGGTCTGTGAATATGAAGAAGACGGTCCAGGATCATATAGAAGCAACGAAGAAAAGACTTGCCGAGGCTGCGGCCGCACGTCAAGAGAAATTGAAGAGTGGTTCTACGCAACCAAAAATCGGAAAGTTGAAATTGCCAAAGCCGCAAGGAAACGTTCCAAAAATTGGAAAGAAACCGAGCGGAAGAGGTAGATAATTTCGCTTGACATTCCTGTCATATATGTTAATATATCCAAACTGACAAACACACAGAGGAACACAAATGTCTATGAAGTATATTTCCACCGAAGTTGAAGTTGGTCTTGACGAATGGACAGACTTGGAACTAATTGAGGAAGTCAAGTATCGCGGATATAAAGTGGAAGAAGAAGATGAAGATATGACTGAAGTCCAGTGGCGCTGGCGCCGTGGTGATAAAAAGGAAGCACTCATTCTTCTTGAAAGAGAATTTAAGTGGCTTCGTGGAATCTCTCAACTAGTGAACTAAATACTATTAATTGCGGGGTTGGTATATGGGTTGTGCCCCAGCCTTCCAAGCTGTAGAAGCGGGTTCGAGTCCCGCACCTCGCTCCAATTTAAATAATGAGGTATAAACATGATTTGGTTTATCGTTTTGAATGTTGTAATGAACAATGGTGATGTTTACACCGATGTTCATTATCCTAACTCTCCCCAATATAACAATGAGCAAGAATGCAATGTTGCTGGTCGTGAACTCGTAGACCAAAAGCAGATTGAAGTTGGCACAAACTCAGGTCGCACATATTATACTTGTATGGTAATCACTCCTGAGCAAATCAGAACTGCAACAGGAAAGTCTGGTAGCAATTCATGAACTACGTTTTTGATGTAGACGGGACTCTTACTCCGTCTAGAGGTCTGATCGACTCTGAGTTTGAATCATTCTTTCTAAACTTCTGTAGGACACATCCCGTCTACATTGTTACTGGTTCAGACTACAAGAAAACCGAAGAGCAATTGGGTTCTGATATCTGCTATGCAGTAGAAGGAATCTTCAATTGCTCTGGTAATCTCTTGGTCAAGAGAGGACTGATAATTCAACAGTATCACTTTAAGCTTACTGAACAAGAAAGAGAAGCACTTGAAAATGAAGCAATGATTTCAGGCTTCTCTGTTCGTACTGGTAATCATATTGAAGAACGTATCGGCACTGTAAACTTTTCTATAGTAGGTCGTAATGCAAACAAAGTGCAGAGACAGCAATATATTGAATGGGACAATGCCACAAACGAACGTAAAATGATTTGCCAAAGATTGAACAGTATGTTCTCACGACTTGATTGTGTAGTTGGTGGTGAGACTGGTATTGATATCTTTCTGAAGGGTAAAGACAAGTCACAGATAGCAAAGTATGTATATCCTTTCACGTTCTTTGGTGATAAGTGTGAAGTTGGTGGCAACGATCATACAATCTATCTACTAGCTGATCGCGCGCATTGGGTAGCAAATTGGGAAAACACATATCAAATTCTAAAGGACATATGTGATGAAGAATGAAGACAGACAACCTCTGTATGAGCATATCATCAGACAGATTGATGGTTTGTCATATGATATGAACTGTGATCTATTTGACGGTTGGTATAAAGAGAAGTGCCGAAACACTCTAAGAGAAATTCGTGATCATATCAATAAGGCATTAGAACAATGAAAGTGTATATTGGACCACATGTAGGCAATCGTTACGTTGCTCATTTTCATTACAAGTACATGAACAAAAAGTACAAGTATGAATGGGAAGAAAGCACGACTCGTTTTGAGAAGCTTCTTGAAAAGCTTGAGGGTTGGTATCAAACTGTTTTAGATGCAACAATCAACAAGCTTATCAGCAATCGTAAGCGTAAGATCAATGTTCGCATTGATAACTATGACACTTGGTCAATGGATCACACGCTGGCACATATCGCTCTCCCTATGCTTAAGCAGCTTAGAGATACCAAGCACGGCAGTCCTTTTGTAGATAAGGAAGACTTGCCAGAACATCTTCGTTTCTCTGAAAGAGAAGATGCAGTTTTTGATCGTGGTTGCTATGACAAGAGTCTAGATGCCACTGAAGAAGAACGAGAAGCAGTAGACGAAAAGTTTCAGTCACAGTGGCTTTGGGTTCTTGATCAGATGATTTGGAGCTTTGAGCAGGAACTTGATGAAGACGAAGGTGATAAGAACTTCTATGATCCTTACGCTCCTGATGAAGTCATTGAACCTCGTACTTACAGTGTTTTGAAAGCTGATGGCACTGTGGTTGAAAAAGAAGAATTATGTTGGTCTGAAAAGCGTGAGCGTGAACGCGGCAAGTTCAACAAAGAAAAGTTTGATGCTTATCACAAGCGCAAGCAGAACGGATTTATTCTCTTCGGTAAATACTATCAGAATCTGTGGGACTGATTATGAAGTGTAACACATGCAATACTGAGTATAAAGCTATGCCATATCTTGATGAAACAGAGCAAGCAAATGGTTGTGCTGCAACTCTGTATCTGCATGGTGGCACACATTACATTCTTGCTCATTATGGTTCACGATATGATATGCAACGGTACGCTCTTAAGCGCGGACCATTTTATGATACAGGCAACATCTGTGATAACTGCATAAATAACTTTATCAATGAAGGCAAAGCAGGCCTAATTGAAGATGGAGTTTGGTAAACAATAAGAAGGAATAGAACATGACATATCAAACTATTTCCGAAGAAATTATCCGACAAGCAGCAGAGATTATGGGTCCAGACAGCAACTTTCATATTGCATTGAAATGGGCAGAAGAGTATAGACAAGCAGGATTAAACCCTGTATACTATACAGACGATTCCGAAAAAATCGTATTCGTCACAACAGAAGAAAAAATGAACGGCACAGTATTCAACTAAGGAGTTATTATGAATATTCTTGAAACGCAATTTAAGCAGCGTGAGTATGATGGTAAGTGGGAAAAGCTTGCTAAAGTTATGGACTACGATAACAAGTATGTCTATAAGTCAGAGTCTGGTTCCAATCTGACTTACATTCCCACAAAGTGGATGACTATCGGTGTGTTTGATCTTATTGCGGTGTTTGAATGATGTCAAAGAACATTAAGCTGCTTAAGCTTCTCTCTGGAGAAAACATTTTAGCTGAAATCGTCAGTGAGGGTGAGAATTCTGTTAGGATAAAGTATCCTGCCAGAGTAACTTTACTTCCACCAAAATCTTCAGTGCAATACGATGCTAAAGCATCACCTCAAATTGGATTTGGTCCTTGGTTGGAATTTACCGAAGATACTGAATTTTATCTGGATAAGATGCACATTGTAGTAATGATGAATCCTGTTAAGGAATTTATCGCCAACTATGAATCTATGTTTTCAAAGATCATTCAACCAAATTCAGGGTTGATTTTGCCTCAGAGTTGATGTATAATAATGCTTACGCAAAGCGGTAGTGTTCTTGCGCTACCGCTTTTTCTGTTTGATGAGGGTGTTTAATGACTTCTTTCTATACTAATGTTCAAGTCTATGGTGCGCGCATTCTATATCGCGGCGTAGAAGACGGAAGAAAAGTCAAGCGAAAGATTGATTATTTTCCAACTCTATATGTCTCTTCAAAAGAGCATACGGGACTTACTTCTGTTTCTGGTAATGCTATGGCCGAAATGAAGCCTGGCAACATTCGTGAAACTCGTGATTTCGTAGAGCAATATAAAGAAGTAGAGAACTTCAAAATTTACGGCAATCAGAAGTATGAGTATACTTTTATTTCCGATCACTTCTCTGATGATGTGGACTGGGATCTATCGCATATCACTGTAACAAACATTGATATTGAAGTAGGTTCTGAGAATGGATTTCCAGAACCAGAACATGCGAATGAACCAATCACTGCTATCACTATGAAGAACAATCAAGGTAAGTTTATTGCTTTGGGTTGTGACAAGTTTGAGAATAATCGTGATGATGTTTGGTATATACAGTGTCGTGACGAAATTGATTTGATTAAGAGATTCCTTGATGAGTGGACATTTAACTATCCAGATATCGTAACTGGATGGAATGTAGAGATGTTTGATATTCCATATCTCGTCAATCGTATCAAGAAAGTTCTTGGTGAAGAGGCTACAAAGCGTCTGTCGCCTTGGAGTATCGTCAATGAACGTCGTGTTCGTAATCAGCACGGCAATGAAGATCAGATTTATGATATGATGGGCATTGCAGTCCTTGACTATATTGCAATGTATAAAAAGTTTGCTCCTGAAGGTAAGTCTCAAGAATCATATAAGCTTGATGCTATTGCACACAATGAAGTTGGTGTAAGAAAGTTGTCTTACGAAGAGTATGGCAATCTTCATACACTCTACAAAGACAACTATCAGCTATTCATTGAATATAACATTCGTGACGTTGAACTTGTTGAACGTATCGATGAGAAGCTAAAGCTAATTGAATTGGTTCTCACTCTCGCATATGATTCCAAAACAAATTATACTGACGCATTCTCGCAGGTACGTATGTGGGATGCTATCGTGTATAATCATCTTCGCAAGAAGAACATGGTAGTTGATCCTATCGTTAAGCATTCTAAAGATGCGGCTTATGAAGGCGCATTCGTGAAAGACCCGATTCTTGGTATGCACAAGTGGGTTGCAAGCTTTGACTTGAACTCACTGTATCCGCACCTGATCATGCAATATAACATTTCTCCTGATACTATCATTGAACCAGAAAATTATGACGGAACATTGCGCGAGTTTATTTCTCGTAATCATATTTCTGTGGACAATCTTTTAAGTCAAGAAATAAATACTAATGTTCTGCAAACGGCTAATGTAACGCTAACTCCTAATGGACAGTTCTTTACAAAAGAACGTCATGGATTCTTGCCTGAAATTATGGAAACAATGTATAATGATCGCAGCGTATATAAGAAGAAAGCTATCCAAGCTAAGAAAGAACTTGAAAAAGAAACCGACTCCACAAAACGCTATGACATTGAGAAACGCATTGCAAGGTATAATAATCTACAACTTGCGAAGAAGGTCTCTCTGAACTCAGCTTACGGCGCTTTAGGCAATCAGTATTTTCGATACTTTGATATTCGTCAAGCTTCAGGTATTACGACTGCAGGTCAGTTATCCATTCGTTGGATTGAGAATAAGATTAATGAATATCTTAACAAAATATTAAAGACAAAGGATGCTGATTATGTTATCGCTTCAGATACAGACTCGATTTATCTCTCTCTTGATAAATTGGTCAGCGAGACTATTGTTAAGCAGAAGTCGAATGCTGATACAAGAGAAATCATCAAGTTCATGGATAAGGCGTGTGAAGATCGCATTCAACCGTTTATTGATAAAGCTTATGCTGAACTTGCTGGATATGTTAATGCCTACGAACAAAAGATGCAAATGAAACGTGAAGCTCTGGCCGACAAGGGTATCTGGACAGCCAAGAAGCGTTACATTCTAAACGTCTATAACAACGAAGGTGTTGAGTATGCCAAGCCTCAGATCAAAGTTATGGGCTTAGAAGTAAAGAAGTCTTCAACACCATCCTTCTTTCGGGATAAGATGGAAGAGTGTATTCATATTGTGCTCAACTCTACACAGGAAAAACTGATAGACTATATTGAACAAGTAAAGAAAGAAATGAAGACTGTGCCAATCACAGACATATCATTTCCTCGCGGTGTGAATGGTTTAGAAAAGTTCGCAGATGCTAAAATGATCTATGGTAAAGGATGTCCTATTCATGTTCGTGGATCATTGATATACAATAGTCTAATCAAGGTTCGAAAGTTGAACAAGATTTATCCAATGATTATGGAAGGTGAGAAGATCAAGTTTATATATCTAAAAGAACCTAATACGATTCAATCAAATGTAATCGCGTTTACACAGTCTCTCCCTAAAGAGTTTGATTTGGAATCATATGTTGATTATGATCTACAGTTTGCTAAGGCGTTTCTTGAACCTATCAAAATCATTACTGATAGTATCAACTGGAAAACAGAAGTTGTTTCAAGTCTCGAAGATTTTTTTTCGTAAACATGTTGTTTGACTATCTCAAAACACTAAATAACTGTGATATGGAGATAGTCAAATGAAATACAACTTCTATAAGATCATAAACAAGATAAACAACAAGTGTTACATCGGCATGACAAAACGAGACATTATGATTCGTTACAACGAACATATTAGATGTGCTTCCAGTAATCACGATCTAAACAACGATTATGTCATGCCGTTATATAACG